TGCCGTCTACAGGCGCAGGTGCTGGCTCTACAGGAGTAGGCTGTGGCTCTATAGGTGGCTCTACAGGTGGCTCTACAGGAGGCTCTACAGGTGGCTCTACAGGAGGCTCTACAGGTGGCTCTACAGGTGGCTCTACAGGTGGCTCTACTGGAGGTTGAGGCTCGAAAGGAGGAACATAAATAGGAGGTGTTTCTTCCTCTTCTAAAGATTTTCTTTCGTATTCATCCATCTCTTCAGCAGTAACAATGCCATCATTATTAACGTCTAAAGTATTAAAGTCAGCGTCTAACCATGTATCACCAAAAACATCTTCAAAAGAAGTAGAATCGTATTCAAAACTTTCTCCTTCTGCTGGTGTGGCTGGAGGAGCTACAGGAGCAGGTGCTGGTGCAGGCGCTGGAGCAGGCTCAGGCGCTGGAGCAGGCTCAGGAGCTGGTGTAGGCTCAGGAGCAGGAGCAGGTGCTGGAGCAGGTGCTGGAGCAGGTGCTGGAGCTTCTTCATCTTCTGTAGGTATAACAGGAGGCGGTATTACTACCTCTATAGGGTCAGCCACAATAGGCTCAGTAACAATCTCTGGAGTTATAACAGGTGCAGGAGTAGGAGGAGTCTCTGGAGTAACGCCTGTAACACCTGTCTCTATACCTGTAACGGGGTCAGTAACACCAGTATCAAAACCTCTTTCTGCCTCTATAGCTGCTATGACTGCTGCTAAATCGTCATCGTCTTCTTCTTCTTCAGCTATGCCTCCAAGACCTGCACCAGCTCCAACAATATCTACAGGAACACCACCAAAACTTAAACCAGCTTCTGTTGCTCCGCCAGTAATAGGAGAACCACTCGACGCTGTGAAACCGCCTGAGCCAGGCTGTTGAGCTATGTTGACACCAGATAATGCTACGTTTATAAAGTCACTAGCATCAGCATCTCCTGATATAATGTTAGTAGCTGATATAAAGCCTTCAGAAAGACCACCAGTGGCCACACCAAGGGCTGCTCTTAAATAAGGGTTAATACCTGCAAAGACACTCTCAGGAGGTGTGTAGACCGTAGAGTAAGTACCTGCTGGGCCATAAACGTCATAAGACCCTGAAGCACTGTAGTCGTCACCTAGTGTCTGTGCTAAAGCGTTCTCACCTACACCTGTTGTAAAGTACAGAGTCTGTCCGTCTACTTCTATAGAGGGAGGTATATCGTTTTCTCTAAGATACTCAGCTATTCTATCAGAAGCAGCTTGTCCAGCTACAGAGCTAGGGCCGCTAAAGCCTGCTCTAGCAAAGTCACCTGGATCGTAGTTGTTGTAGTTATAAACAGAAGCAGTCTGTGCTTGTTGCTGTTGTACTTCCTCTAACAAAGCATTGTAGTGCGACAGTGCTTCGTCAGCAGTTTCGTAAGTAGGAGCAGCGCCGTAGTCTTGAGAGCTTATTGTCTGAGTATAAACAGTAGGGGTGTAACCCAGCTCTTCTGCCTCTTGTTCAGGCTCTACAGCTTCTGGCTCAAACGCAGCTAAGGCATTAGAAAGCTCAGTATCTGCTTCAAAGTCTGAGAACCTCGGAGGCTGCGCTCTAGGCATGTCAAAGCCTGCTGGCTGTGCAGCAGTAGCAACAGGACGCTTCTCTTCCCTAACAGGAACACGAGTACGACCAGTCTTTACTTTAGTACCTCTTGCCATTATCGTTCTCTCTGTACGCCTTTAGACTTCTCTACTGTGCGCATAGCGCCTAGTCCTAACATACCCATTAACACACTATTAAGCAGTGAGCTGTCAACAGGAGGAACAGTAAACCATATACCTAGAATAGGAGCTAAGATGGTAGAATAGAATAGAGCTAGTCCACATATCCATCCTATAGCAGGTCGCCAACCCGCTACAAATAAACTCTTATGTGCTGCTTCAGCCTTGTTGACTTCTAACTGGCCTTTAGCTAATTCCTGTGCATGCTTCTCCGCCATAGTCGCTAACTCAAACGCTATAGCATTTTTCTTGTCTTTATCCTCTATGACTTTATCTAAGAGGCTAGTAACAGGTGCTATCAAGGAATTCAATATAGACATATATTATACACTATTTTTAGTTATTTGTCAAGTGGTTTGTTCTTGCCCAGGATACCCTGCACAGTATCTGACTCGTATATCCTAATACCTAACCATACTATTGTCAGTATAGAAGCTGTTGGCGGCAACCACGCTGCCAGAGAAAGCACTGCTGTAGACGCGGCTGCTACATCAATAACTTGTTTAGTTTCTTCAACCATTGTTACTTCCTTTTAAGAAATAGTATGTATTATTTTAAAGGGTTAGACACGTAGTCAAGCGCCTCCCAGACCGAATCTAAATCTCGTCCGATTGCCTGAATCCTCTTATCAATGTCTTCGCTCTTAGCTGTAATTAGTTCAGCCTGCTTGACCGTGGACTTCATAGTCTCAATTTCTTTCTCCAGATCAGTCACCTTTGTCTTGATGTCCAGTAAAGCGGCTTGCTGATCCTTGATCGTTACGAGGTTTACGCCCAACTCTGCCAGTTTGCCTTGCAGTTGACCTACATCGTTTGCTTCAAGCTCTTGCTCAACAAGTAGTATCTTCTCTTCCAGAGGCACTATGTCTGGAATCTGTTGTGACTCTACTGCCTCTAGCCTTGAATACAGTGAGCTTGCTGTCCATACGCCACCGCCAAGGGTAGTTGCTAGGCTCAGTAGTATGGCAATGTAGACACCCTTAAAAGATGTGCCGCCTATCGTTAACTCAGTATCCGCTAAACTCATGACTCGTCAGACTCCGTTGATTCATCGCATTCATTGCCGTAGACAAAGCACTGGTAACCTAAGTGCGTCGGCCCAGTTATATAAAGCTCAGACTCTTTACCTGCCAACAGGACATCGGAGCCAGAAAAGTACATGTCGATTCCAAACTGATCTGTGCCGTTTAAGAACACGCTTGTCTGCTCCAGCATCCTTGTGTTGGTCTGCCATGTAAGCGTAACTGCTTGACTGCCAGAGCTATAAGCTAAGTTGCTATCTTCTACCGTTAGATTTCTGTCAGCAGCCTCAGTCTCTAGGAATGCAACTGCCTCTGGGTTTGCCGCAACGCCTAAGAATGCACCAGCATTGTTGGCATGGGTTTCTATATCGTCTAGGCTTTGGTTGTAGGTGTCCGCGTCGTCTTGATCAATAGTCAAAGTCTCAATGTTGTCTGCAACAAACTGCTGGACTTCAGCCTCATCGTCAGGGGTTGCTGCTGTCTCAGCTATTTCCGCTACGTTCTGTACAGCTATCATGTCCACAACAACCTCAGTAAATACATCCAAGGCTGCATCCATAAGCTCAAGCTCTTCCGCTGCCTCTTCTTGCAGATATTCTACGGCACTACCGTAAGGCTGATAGCTTTGCATGCCAGAGAGTGCTGCGTTGTACGCCTGTACCTGCTCTGAGCTGATATGAGCTGTGCCTGCTAAAGAGCCGTCAGAAATGCCTGCGCCTGTGTGTGCATAGTTCTGCGCCGCGCCAGCAAGCATAATCCCTGTGTCGATTTGATCAACGATGGCAGAGGATGCCGCTATCAGATTGTCTAGCTCACTACTTGTAGCGGAACTTATCGCTAACAGACTGGCTAGAGTCGCTATCTGCAATCTCTTCTGTCTCATGTTCTGCTCCTATTCCAAGTATTGAGTTGTACCACTTCTGAGTATCGCTGTACCGTTTTACTGGCTCTTTCTTGCTGTACGTTGCTCGCCTATAAACCCTGACCTCTCCGTAGTCTGGAATATAGAGAGCTGGCTGCATCTTCATCAATAAAAAAGCGCGGCGACCTACAACCAATCTACCACCCTTAATTACAGGGCAAGGTGTTCCAGATACGAACATAGCCCTGAACACTTCAACATCTGCACACATAACAGCGATGGCTGCGACCTTCATGCCCAGGTCACTCAGAACCTTGGCATTCCTGCGCCTGTTGCAATACTCATCTATCTCGTAATTGCCTGTTGTGTACCCCACTAAGCCTGTCTGGATACTGCTGCCTGTTCCTTGTAGGCAAGTTTCCATGCCGTTGGACATGTAGCTAGGGGCAATGGCTGAACCAACTGGCATGTCGGATGAGCTTCCTGCCCCGTTGTACGTGTTGCTAACACTGTGGTCTGTGCTGTTGTTATTACTACTTACCGTAGAATCTACAGTGTTAGTGTTTAAAGAGCCGTCTTGATTATTTGTGCTTTCGGCCCACACTGCACCAGATACAGCTAGGAGTAGTATGAGCCTAAGCAT